AAGTCTGGTTTGGGCATCAGCCTGTACCACTTGAGCACCCACCAATAGAATTTGAGCCTCAATCAATGCAGCATCATTTGCTGCTTTGTCTTTGCTCAACAGAAACTGTGCTGCCTGACCCAGAACAGCAGTCAACGAACCCAGATAAACCGTAGCGTACTCAGGCCCTTTAATACGATTCTGCTTGAACTCCTGTTCCAAGTGTCCTTTAGCGCTCCGCATGAGCACGTCAAACACACCTGTTCCATTCAAGTCAGCAGTGGTTAGGTCATTAAGGGTAATGGGTAGCATGGTTTATCCGGGATTTTTAATTAACCTACCGACTTGGACATGGCTTGACGCTGAGCCAGTTCGTGCAAATCATCCTGAGTCAATGCAGGCAAAACCTCAATAGCAAACTCTTTAATCAGCTTACCTGTTCGGGTCTTATTGCCTTTGCTGTCAACTGCGGTCGAGAAAATTTGGCATCGACGGTCTTCCATCATATTCAAAAGAATACGGGGCACATGCCAACCTTCGTCAATGTTAAAAGGCACAAACTTGGTAAACGTGCCGACCAGCGAATTACCACATGCAAAGATCTCGCCTTCCCACTCTTTTTTAGCCGGGTTCATGCAAGTAACCCGCACACGAATAAGTTCTGATGCTTCCGCTCGAATACGGCCACGCTTTTCACTTTCGCTTTCCACCGCACTGCTTTTGACAATGGAAACTGCTTCTTTAATGTCAGCATCTTCTGGCGTAGACGTAACCGCAGCATTAACTTTATCTCGCAGTTTTTCCAAACCAATAGAGGGATGGTAGTTAACGCCCATCATGTCTGCTCGGGCTTTCAGGGAAGCCAATTCATCTTGAACGGGAAGCGCATCGTCAAAGTCGTTGTCGGTAATAGCGGTCATAGTTTTCTAAGTTATTGATAAATGTGAGGTGTCATAAAGGAAGGGGACTCTTGCCCCCTTCCTTTGCTTACTCAAGCGCCAGACTTACATCTTTGCCACGGTGAGGATCACAGCCAAGCGCTCGGGACGCAAAACCATGAAGCCGTAGTACCACTTGATCGACATAAAGCCGGTCTCGCCGTACGGGTCGTTGCGGTCAGCACGCTCTTCGCCTGGTGGCTTGTGGTAAATCTTGAACTTCACAGTTTTGCCATCGGTCTGAAAACCAATGGTCGTAAAGGACTCTTCGCCCACAACCAACATCGGGAACACGTCAAAGCGACCGTTGGTGAAGTAGCTGTCGGTGTTGTCTGCCAAGGGAGCACCTGCACCGGCGTACTTCATCATCTCTGGCACCACGACAATGCGGAAAGCGTCAATCGAGCCTTGCTCACCCGTGAAAGTAGCACCACCAGCTGCGTACTTCTCGACTGGCAGGAAGGCAGGGTTGTTGTGCAGATCCTTCATCGCACGAAGGGTAGGGATCATCTCCGAACCCACGTACATGCAGCGAGCAGCAGCAATCACCCGCGTGTCCACCATGCGCGTACCCGTGAAGGCAGTCGTCTTCTTGGGCGTGCGGTTGTTGTCCAGGTCGATGGACAGACGCATCAAGTCGCCGTAGCTCACCAAGCTGGTAGCGCCTAGCTGACTTTTGGAGATTGCCACGCCTGCGTACTTCACCAAGCCTGCGCTGTTGAGCAAGTCCACCTGGAGAGCGTCTTCGGTCATCTCACTTGCGCCGTTGACCATCTCGCGGTTGATGTGCTCCATGAGCATGTCGTCCGTGTCGAAGTCCAGCGACTCTTGGGTGTACTCGTCGAAGAAGCCAAACTTTTCAAACGTGCCTTCCAAGGTCTTGCGCTTAAAGCCCACTCGGTTCACGCGACCGCCAGTTTCTGACAGCACAGGCAGCTTGCCACTGATGGCACCAACGTCCTTGGTGGAGCCGTACAGGTTGCCAGAGCCTTGGGTTCGGGTAGAACCAGGAACAGCGCTCAGCACATTGGCAGTCAGTGCAGCAGTACTGGCAGCAAGCACTTGCTTGGCAACCGCCACCAAGAAAGGAGCCACAGTACCTGACTTCACGGCAGTGCCTGCAACAATTGCGTTGATAGCAGCAGCAGCGGCGGTGGCGTCGGCATCCGTGGCAAAGTTCATAACTTTGTTGGGAACCGTTGCCGTGAAGCCAGCAACAGCGATCACTGCACCAGCGGCGTCAATGCCTTGGTCGTTCAGGTTGGCGTCATCCAGCATGGGGATGTAGTGGTAACGCACGATCTTCTTGCCCATGTTCTTGGGCATAGAAATCGAGTCTGCAAGCTGGCTGAAGTACTGCTCTTTGCGAGCTTCGATCAGCGCCTTCTTTTGGTAATAGACGTTTTGGAGCTGGGTGCCCACATCGGAACCTACACCGGGAGGTGCGTTGTATTGACGAGTCATGATTTTTCCTTAGAGAAACTTTTCGTTTACGATTTTGTTAAATGCATCATCAGACAAAGCCAGTGGATTAAAGTCCGCTGCTTTGGATGCTGGTGCTGAAGGCGTAGAGCCAGAAGCTGCGCGCCGTTTATCTCGAAGCTTGTCCTCTTCCACATTCTTCGGCTTGGGAGTCACCACAACAGGCGCGTTAGGGGTTTTCTTTTCCTGTTGCACCAGGTGTGAAAAACCGCCTCGAGCTTGGAGTGCATCACCAATTTCCCGGTATGCTTCAATGTCAGACAAACCATTTAGACGACCAAACATGCGTTCGCGCTCAACCTCTTTGTTGATAACGTCATAAATGCCACTTTGAACGTGGTCATTGATAACTTTTACTAGTTGAGGGGAGTTAGCGATTACTTGCTTGCTAGGGCCATCCCACTTAGTGCCAAGAATCTCAAGTGTCCGGTTGTACGTGGGCGAGTCTTGAATCTCATCCAATGCCGTATCCAGATCAACTTCTCGATCATCGACCTTATAAGAGGTTGGTTGGTAATCGTCAGGCTTTTCAGAATCAATACTTAGTGGGTCAATGCCACTGTCTTTTACAAGTTTCTGAATGGCTGCTGGGTTTTTGTTTCCCAGGTCAATCAGGTAGCTGATCTTTTCTTCCGTCATGAGCTGGTTGTTCTCCAGCATCTTCATGAGCTTCAAATGGGGCTTCAATGCCGCCATCTTCTTGTTGTAGTTTGCGCCCATCTGCATGAGGGCAATGGCGTCATCCACACCACGTACTTGAATGTCTTTGCCGTTGGCTTTGAAAGGCGTGGTTAGTCGGGCAAACTCTGCCTTGTAATCAATTTCTTTTTCTGAGCCATCGGCCACAGACTTTTCGACAGGAACAAGAGAGGCATCTTCTTCTGCTTCATCGTCAGAGTCTGCTTTTTCAACGACTTCTGGGAGCGCACCACTTTCATTTGATGAGCCTTCTTCACGGTCTTTGTCATCAAGATCCTTTAAGCCAGTGTCGCTTTCTGCATCGCCGTCTGCTGGGCCATCATCTTCTGGAGGATCTTCCGCAGGCGCTGACTTGTTTTCTTTGTCTTCCGTAAAATCAGGAGAAGCGTTCATCATGTCTTCATCAGACATGCTCAAGTAATCAATATTCGTAGACATAGTTAAGCAGCATCTTCCAGGTGAAGTTCTTCGAGAGTCAACTCATCTGATTCAATAGACCGGCCTGCCATTGCAGACTGATGCCGAATTACTGCAAAGTATTGAACCAAAGCGCCAATGGCATCCATTTGCTTAACAATGCTTTCTTGCATAAAAGAAGAAGTCATTGAGGGATCTGCCCGCAGATGAACAAGCCGAATAGCTTCTTCTTTAAAGTAACCTTGTTCGATTACAGTGCGGAAGTCCCGGTTGGTCAGGAGACGTTCTAGCGCTTGGCCTAGCTCAACAGACGCTTTGGCCCGCTGAATACTGGCTTCGAGTGCTTTAGTGACTTCTTTGTTGCTCATTGTTTGATATTAACCTGTAGTACCTGGTAATGTTTGCTAATAACTATTAGTGCGAACTATACAACACTATTTAGACCTTGGACGTAAGTACTCTTTAATGGCATCGTAGGAACGATCCTCTTTAGCGTACTCACGATCCATTTCTTTTAGGTTGGCTTGGCTTCTGGCTTGCTCGCCCGCTTTCTGTAGATTGCGTTCTTGAGTGACACCAGCTTCTTGTTCTACAAAATTAAGGTTCTTCAAATCCGTGTCTGACTTCAAGTGGCTTTGCTTAGCCATCTCAGTACCAGCCTTAGATCCATACAGCTGTGCAGTGGCACCCAGGCTGGCAGCTTTGGCCTGCTCTGTAGCCAGCTGAGCCTTAAGCAATTCCATTTGAAGCAGCTGCATCTCTTGAGCTGCTGGATCTGGTTGCGGCTGGTAAGACTCAATCTTTTTAGCCAGTTCAGGCATCTTCCTGAGCTTGGCAATGTCAGCAAGAATCATCTTTGAGAAGCTGGGGTCCATGTTGTTGCCCATGGTTTGCAGCATGAATGCCAGCTCCTGCGCCTTGTTGTTGTCTTCTTCCGCAGTGGATATGGACAGTTTCAAGTCAAAGCTTCCTGACAAGTCATCACGCCGCACTCTAACAAACGTCTCATTGGTGATACGCACCACTTCTGTCTCCGACAGAAACTCTGAGTTCATGCTGATGAACTTGCGACCTACTTCAATCAAACCCGCGCTCAGGCGACGAAGAATGCCCAACTCACGCTTGGATGCAGCGTCCAAGGCACCCCGCACACCAGCAGCTACGTCACCCAGGGATGAGCCAGAAACACCACCGCTAAACGACTTCACACCTGTCATGGATTCAGCATCCATGTTCTGCATTTGCAGCATAAACTGTGCAGAGTTAGGAATCTCTGGATAGGTGTGCATGTAGAAAGAAGAACGTGGATCACTCGTTGGATTGAATTCGTAATCCTGTCCCTTATCAAACTTGCGGCGATTGGTAATGTCCAATGCCGACTTGCTAATGCCGGTTTGTCCGTTTGCGGACTTACCCATAATGTCAATCATCCCTCGGGTAACTGCACCCAAGATCTTTTGATTGTCTTCCAGCAATGCGCCGTCAGGCTCGCCATGGGTTTGCTTTCGCACAGGCAAATACTGAACAATCACGCAAGGAAGTTTCTTATCAGGAAATGGATTTTCTTCCATCCGAATAA